TAAGTAGTCTGTACATCATATTTAACTATTTGACATGAACTAACATCCTGATCTCTGGTGTAATTAACAGGAGTACCAGCTGTTAAAGCGTCTGTTTCAGTGACAGACTGCTGAGACCCACTTGCTATAGTCCAAGAAGAACTTACTGCGTATTCAAAATTATTTGTTATTCTTGCTTCAGAACCTAATGCCATAAGAAACGGTGTATTACCATTTCCCAACATAAATAGTTCACCTGCGTATTGCGGAAAACTCCAAGTATCTGCTGTTGCCATAATTAAATCTCCTTTTTTTCTTTAATTTTATTTTAATTTACTTTGTTTTAATTTTACCAGTGTACTTACATCTCCAGCTTTAATTGCTTTAGTAAGTTTACCATCAAAAGTTGTAGGTAAAATATCGGAGCTTTGTGCTCCAGTACCTTTTCTTCCAGAACTTACGAAGTACCTTGGTTTAGACTTCTTAAAATCATTTTTAAAGAAAGCTTCTACATTTCTACCAGTAGGGGTTCCGCTACTATCTACACTGATTATATCACCAGCATCATCCTCTTTAAATTTGCCCTTAGTTAAAAGGACAACATCATCGACATAATCTGGATCAATCCCAGCCTTGATTGCGGCTGTCTTAACTTTTCCCCTAATGGACATATCACTAATCTTATCAATCGCAGTCTTCAGTTGAGTTTTTAATTCATCTTTATCTGGATCAGGAACATTAGTTAATTTAGTAACCTTCTTCTCGAATGCTTTTTTTAATTCTCTCTCTTTAGTTAGTGCTGATTTTAGACCAGATATATCAACTTCAAACTTCCCGTCTGAATTCTCTACATATAGATCCTTATACTTACTATCAACTCCATCTAAATTGTCTACTGTTTCTTCTAAAGCCATAATAACCTCCCGTTATTGTTTAGTTTATTCTAATCTTGGTTTGCCAGTGTCAAGGCTTCCTGCCTCATCATCACCAACAATTTGTTTACCATCTTCATCTACATAAGGTTGCTCTTCCGGTAAAAGTTCTTTTGCTTCAGCCTTTAATAGTTTAATATCTTCTTCACTATTAAAATCGAATGATAAAACTCCTCGCCTCTTTACTTCTTTTTGAAACGCGGGCAACGATATGTTCTTACTTTGTCTCATTTTGAGTAAGAGATTGCTCTCAGATCCATCCCGAAGCTGAAGCCCAAAATCTGTATTAACAACAACAGATCCAACTCTCTCAATTTCATCATAATCAGACATAATATCATTTACTTTACTAATTGCTTTTTCTAATTTTATTGCTAAAGTCTGTAATGAACAATTAATATCGGATATATCAAGTGATCTCGAAGTAGCTGTCTCGGAAGCTCCTTCACTTAACATCTCTAGACTTTCTAACAACATTCTCTCTTCTAAATCTTTTAGCTCATTCATACCAGCTTCAATAGCTTTACCAGTATGCTCTACAAACTCTAATTCACTACCATCTGGTCCCATTATAGCTGATTTAGTACCAACGGTAAGGCCATCACCTTCATCAAATCCTGTACCAAATAGAATAGGTACTCTTGCTACATGAGTAATATTCATTTGATCTGATAATGATTGCCAATGAGCTCTATTTAGATTAGCTAAATTCTGTAATGGAGATAATCCACCACAAAACCCAGTCTTTCTACCATATAGAGGTACTAGTGGTATGTAATTTAATGAAGTCTCACCACTATCTATTAAAATCCAACTACTATTCTCACCAGTTCTATCATACAGCTCCCAGTGTCCTGGATAAAGTACTCTAATCTTCTCATAAGACTTACTACCCCATTTACCAGAAGGTACTATAGCTGTTTCAAGTATATGTGCTCTTGTTAATACTACACGCCCATTAACTACGCCAGATACAGCTTTAATTAGTTGCTCTGCTTTTATATGAATACAATAAGGTCTTAGGTCTGCTTCAAGTTCATCAGCAAGTGTCATATCTTCAGAACTTCTTGGAAAATCTACATAAACAAAACTAATACCTTTGATAAGCATATCTCTAAACACTTCTCTGTAAAAAGCATCTACATCATTTCCTAGTAAGTCTAAATTCTTATTATATTCTTTTATAGTATCATCTACATCATCACTCATTACAACTGGTTTCTTAAATACTCTACCAGTATGGTTCTCTATTGCCCAACCAAAATAGTTCTTTAGTGTAGTCCTTGCTAATCTATTCTGATATTGAGGGTCTGTCTCCATTGGTTCTTTTGGCAAATATGTAGTAGTAGCATCCTTCATAGCTCTCTCACCGCCCATAAGTGTCATAGGTAGTTGCCAATACTCTACCATATTATCATAGACCTCCGAAGTACTATCTACTGTATCACCTTTTGTATTAATTATAGTCATAGTTTCTCCTTATATTAGTAGTTCTTGTGTCCTCATTGGTGCTCTAACAGTTTGACATACATACCTTGTTTCATCAGCTATATGATCTTCCGCTGTAGTATCTATATCTTCTACATTATGCTCATCTCTCATTAGTGTTGGTACAGTTCGTATCCAATCACTACAAGTGTTAAACACCCACATTCCAGGACTTTCAGGTACATCCTTTAATGCTTCAGACATAAGAGATATTACTGATTGCCAACCAGGTATTCTCTCATTATCTGCTGGCTTAAAAGGTATTTTCCTAACCTTATTAAACTGTTTCATAATACTTGGTCCAGATTGATCTCTAAATATAGCTGGGTCAGCAACCCATTGTCTAACATTTAAATCTTTTACTCTATCATGTATACCTATAGCCATTTTCTCATTATCTAACCTTAAACCTTTATCTGGTACAGTCATACCCTTATTATCTTTTTCAGCTATATACCATTCATCAACCCTTATAATAGATCCTCTTGGATACTTTCTACCATCAGGTAATACCTTACCATCACTCTTAGCCCAAATACCTAATGACCCAGGTTTTTGACTACCCCAATCAAATCCTACTACATATTTCCATGTTTTAGGGACCTCAAACGGTTCTATTATATGTTTACTAGGATCCCATACTCCATCAAAGAAACCTCCAGCAGCAATATCCCAATTACCCTCTAACCAAGCTTTTCTCTTTTGTACATTCTCAATACTATTTAAATTCTTTAGATAATCAGGCTGAGCTTTTAGTAATATTCTATTTTCATAAATACTACCGTGTATTCTCATTCTAATTTGTCCACTATCATTAAATATCTTTGTACAAGCTGGAGCAGGATCAATAAAGTAACGCTTTACCCATCCATGACCAGCACCCCAAGGGTTACATGTAGATCTATATTTAATAGGTACTCCTATAATTGGACACCTATTACAAGCTTTCATACTATCATAACACTCCATTGATGACCAGTTAGTTAATTCTTCCCAACCAATCCACGGGTACTCATGTCCATGATAATTCCAATAATCATCGGGCTTTCTCATATGTCTGAATAATAGTTCTTCTCCTTCTGGAAATACCCATTTGTTTACTCCATTTGATCCCAGAAATCTCGCAGCTGGGAATACTTGTTTGAAATACTTTTTCGATCTACTAATAATATCAGACAGCTGGGGGAAACTCTCTCTGAATATAATACCTCTATAGGCTGGCCCATATCCTTTGCCGACGCCCTGCAGGTAGTCGATAATAAGTGCGTCTGTCTTCCCTGGACCTCTAGTACCTTCATACAATACCTCCCAGTATGGACATGTAATGAACGCTGTTTGTGATCCAGGCTGAGGCATCCATATAATATTACCTTTATCACTCATTTTTACTCTCCCAATACTCTTCCCATTCTTTAGGAGAATTATTAGGTATAAGTATAATAGGTTTCTCTTTTGTACTATGCTCCACTTTAGATGTATTGATAAAGTCTCCTTGTGATTTACCTAAGTGTTCAGAAGCCTTTAATCTAACAGCATCATTACAAGCAGGATTATTCATCATAGTAGTCCAAAACCTTTCTCTGGCATGTAGATCAGCTACTTCTTCATCATCATTATTAGATTTAAAATACTCAATTTGATCAACTACACTACGATTGTTCCTTAAATTCCTTAAAGTACCTTGCCTACTTTTAAGTGAGTAATTCGCCTCCAAGACTGCTTTTTGTTCAGACATCCCGTCAGCAACTAATCGAGCATATTTTAATTGTCTTGCATTTAAACTTCTCAAACATTCCTCCTATGATTACCTTCTACATGTAATCAGTTTTAATGGACTTCCTACATAAACTCCACCTCTTTCAAGAACATCGTGTCTTGTTAATATCCCCATTCCCATTCTTTAGGAGAATTATTAGGTATAATAGGTTTCTCTTTACTATTCCCATTAACTCTCCTTTTAAAATAGTCCACATAATTATCAAGTACTGGTAGATTAACTAAGGGTCTATCTCTATAGTGCCAACTCTGTATATGTGATAGATATGCTGGAGTAGCATAAACAAACATGTATGGTCTAACCATGTGTATCGAATTAAGCATATATTTGTATTGGTCCATATACCTATAAGAGTTATGACTATTCTTATATGATACCAATGTCTCCATACTATTTGGATAAACTATCCCTACCGTTGGATCAACTACATATGCTTTACCATCTAATACTAATTCTAATACAGCGTGAGTACCTTTTTGTTCTTTATCAAAAATTATTGAGCGCTCGTACTTTTTTATTAAAGATTTATTATTTTCTGTAACAGCTATAATATATTTCTTATTAAAGTTATAATCAAATTGGTTTACTATAAGGTCACTCCATATAAATATCCTTCTAACTTCAGTGATTAAGTGTTCTACTTCTAATTTAATTTTAAATAATTCAGCAAGTTCTCCACATAATATATAATTAAAAGCTTTAGCTGGTATATCTTTATAATAAAGGTCTACTATTTCTTTCTCAGCCATTGGACCTATAATTGTATTTTCTCTAAAATCATTTAGACTTTTTATAATATCCAGTATTTTCACACTACCCCCTCCAGTTACGATATTAATTAAAAAACATGTGTCTATTATATACAAGGTTACATTAATACTACGATATTTAGTTACGATATATATAGAAAGACAAGGAAGGGAAAGGGATTTAAGTACTTACGATATTAGTTACGATACTTACGATATTAGTACTACTACTTACTGTTAGTACTAGGTTAGTTAATACTACGATCTTACGATATACTATTATATCAACTACTTA